TTGGCAGGGCGACACGGTGCAATCGGGTAACATCGAGCAAGCCGCGATCGAGGATGTTCATAACGACGAACGCGGCACCTTCCTGCATCTGGAACTACAGGCCATTAACAAGAAGGGCGAACTGGATCAGCCATCTGCCCGCCAGGTTGCGAAGGAAACGGCGCGTCGGATCCTGGGGCGCATCAAGGTCGGTGCTGCCATCACGCCCGGTAAGTACCGCGCTGCCGAGGCCCGGTATGCGAAGGAAGCGCAGGAGGCAGTTGCCGCGGGTGATTTCCAGGCGGCAAGCACGGCCAAGTACCAGCAGCTGCTGAACCATTATCTGTATTCGGAAAGCCTGAAGGTCCGCGAGGATATGGACAAGGCGGTCAAATACGTCCGCAAGTTCTCCGGCCCGGCCAAGCGCCTTCGCAATATCGACTTTGACTATGTTGAACGCATCCAGCAGATCCTGTCGGCGTTCCAGTTCTCGGCGCGGCTGTCGGATCAGAAGCGTGAGAAGCTACAGGCGCAGGCGCTCGAAGATTGGGCCAAGAAGAAGAACGAGGACGAGGGTGCCGAGATCCTGATACCCCAGGAAATTCTCGATGCCGATGAGAAGACCCATTACCGCGATATTCCGGTGTCGGAGTTCCGGGCATTGATCGACACCATCAAGAACCTCGAAGCCCAGGGCCGCCTGGCCACGAAGATCACGCTGGCCGGCGAGAAACTCGAACTCGATAATTTTGCCAGTGAACTCAACGACAGCATTTTTGATAACTGGCACGGCGGGTTCAGAAACATCAATGAGCCGCCTACCGAGAGGCAGGGCAAAGCCTCCAGCCTGAAACGCAAGTTCGGGCTGCGTAAGATGGAATTCGTTATGCGCCGTCTGGACGGGTTCAAGACCGGACCAATGACCAAAATCTTCCGCATGATCGCAGATGCCGACGATGCGTTTGCCGAGCGCCGGGCCGAGGCGGCGACAAAGTTCCGCGAGATCTGGGGCGTATACGGGCCGCTTGAACTTCGCCAGATGGCAAACAAGAAAATATTTATTTCGGAGATCAATACATCCCTGACGAAAGACGCAATCCTCGCGGTCGCCTTTAATGTGGGGAATGCGGACAACCGCACAAAAATGATGGAGGGCTATGGCTGGAACGACAGCCAGGTTGACGCCATCCTTCGTTATCTCGATGAGCGAGACTGGGAAGTTGTGCAGGCAGTATTCGATCACCTCGACAGCTACTGGGCCGAGACCGTGCAGCTGGATACCGAGCGCCGTGGCTACCCGGCATCAAAGGTTGAAGCGCAGCCGATTGTCCTGGACGGCGTCGAGCGAGCGAAGGGCGGGTATTACCCGCTGAAGTGGGATTATCTCGCGGACGGCCGCAATCGCGACGACCTGATGGAACCCTATGATCTTCTGAAGATGGGCAATCAGTCGATGTCCGCTCACCCGTCCACAAGCACCGGGCGCACGATCGAGCGACAGGCAAGCGCCGGTGGCCGCAAGGTGCGCCTGGAAGGTCTCAACGTCTACCTGAAAGCGGTCGATGACACGATCCACGATCTGTCCTGGAGGGGCACGGTCAAGGATGTCACCAAGATTATGAACCATAAGGATGTCCGAACCGCTCTGCTCCAGACAATGGGCCGCGACTTCATGCAGCAGTTCAACGACTGGTTCAGCGATAGCGTGGTCGGTGACATGAATGATCCACGCACCGCCGATGAGATTTTCCGCATTATTCGGGGCCGCATCAGCGTCGCCACAATGGGCTGGAAAGTTTCAACTGCGGCTGTCCAACCACTTGGGTATTTCTCAACAGTGTCGCGCTTTATCCAGGACTACGGTATTGCCCGCGGTGGATATTACTCTCTGAAGGGATTAAAGGATTTTTACGGCAATCCTGCCCGCATGAAAGAACGCATCGACTTCGTCATGGAGCGATCGCCCATGATGCGGGAGCGGTCAAAGACCTTCGATCGCGATGTCTACGACAACCTGAAGCGTTTGCGTAAGGGCCGCTACGGCGAGGTTGAGGCGTCGTTTTTCTGGCTGACATCCAAGCTACAGCTGGCGGTCGATATGCCGACATGGATGGGGGCGTATGAAGCTGCCCAGGCAAATGATCCATCGATGACCGAGGAACAGGCAGCGAAGGAAGCGGACAGTGTTGTGCGGATGACACAATCGTCGGGTGCCGCCAAGGATCTGACGAACTTCCAGCGGGGCGGGGAGGGCAAGAAGCTGTTCTCGTTCTATATGACGTTCTTCTCGGCAATGACAAACATGATAGAAGATCAGTTCGTCATGGCGAAACAGAACCGCAAATATGTACCGCGGGCCATTGCAAGCCTGTTCCTGCTTACGTTTATGCCGGTGGTTATGGAGGAAGGCATCAAATCAATCCTGGGCGTGGGCGGCCCTGACGAGGACGACGAAGAGGGCTGGGGTGAATACCTGGCCAAGAAATGGGCATCGTTCTCGATCGGCGGCATACCGGTTGTGCGTGACATAGCGAACGTCATGCTGACGGATTTCGATTACACCTTCTCTCCAGCAGCCAAGGTGCCGGAAATGATCATCAAGGCAGGCACCCAGTTGAAGGAGGTCTTTTGGGATGAGGATGGAATTACCTTCGACAGCGAAGAAATAGACCGGAAACTTGCCAAGTCCCTGGTCGATGCCGCATCGATTGTGATCCCGCTGCCGGCAAGCCAGATGAAGCTGACCGGCGAGTATTTCTACGATTACTGGGAAGGTGAGCAAGAGCCTGACAACTGGGCCAACTTCCTTGCCGAGGCGTTCTACCGCAAAGACCCGAAGGACTTTCAATAAACAGCGCACTGTTTGGGGGAAATTAAATCATGCTGTATTATTTGTTGCGAAAAACTCAATGGATTCGCCATGACCATTTCTAGTGAGACGACAAAATCTGGTCCTTACAATGGCAATGGGTCTAGCGATACCTTTGCCTACGCCTTTCTTGTCTACGACCAGGCGGACCTTGAAGTCGTCCTGAAATCGAGCGCCGGCGTCGAGACGATAAAGTCCATCAGCACCCACTATACGGTCACCGGTGTCGGCTCCAGCAGTGGCAATGTTGTCATGGGAACCCCGCCGGCAAGCGGTGAGACCCTGACCATCAGGCGCAAGCAGGCGCTTACCCAGGGCACGGACCTGACCAACCAGGGCGCTTATGTCGGCGAGACGCATGAGCGCGTGTTCGATGAGACAATACAGAAGGTCCAGCAAGTAGACGAAGAGGTAGAGCGGGCAATCAAGGTGGGGGTCTCGCAGGCCACCGCCGGGATAGACTTTACGCTGCCAGGCCCGACCGCATCGACGGTGATAGGTGCCTGGAATGCAGATGCTGACGCGATCGAGGCCGGGCCAACCGTGTCGGCGATTAACAACGCGCAGGCCAATGCAACCGCGGCAGCCGCCAGTGCTGTTACAGCTGCGGCCGAGGCTTCCGCGGCCAACCCGAAATACACGTTCAGCACGACCACCAGCATGGCGGATCCTGGGGCCGGAACCCTGCGCTATAACCATGCCAGTGTGCCGAGTTGTTCGGCCATAGCTATCGACGACACAACCGCCGATACCGGCAACCCTGACATCGAGGCGTGGATCGCCAGCTGGGACGACAGCACTTCGACCGTTAAAGGGTGGCTGCGCCTGGTCGAGCCGGGAACCCCTGCCAATTTTGCCGTGTTTCACATTACCGGGCTGACAAACAACAGCGGCTGGGTGCAGCTTGCTGTCAGCCACGTTGATTCCAACGGCACATTCGGCAACGGAGATAGCATCCGCGTCATGTTCTCGCGCACTGGCGACACGGGCGATACAGGAGCGACGGGGGCACAGGGACCGGCGGGCGCAGGCGTCGATACACTTACGACCCGCGGGGATCTACTTGCCCAGGGCGCGAGTGCGGCCGGCCGCCTGGCTATCGGATCCGCCAATACAGTTCTAACGACTGCCGGCACGGATCCCGCCTGGACGACCGTTACCAACGCGATGCTGGCCGGCAGCATTGATCTGACCTCTAAGGTCACGGGTGTTCTCCCGCTGGCGCAAGGCGGCACGGGGGCGGCTAACCTTGCTGCTGCAAACATTGTCGCGACCAACGCCCAGCAGACTTTTACCAAGTCGCAAGTCCCATCGACCTATACCGCTGCGTTGTCGGCAACCAGCGGCGTTTTAGATTACGACACCTATCAGAATTTCATAATCACGTTGGCAGCAGGGTCGAACACGCTTGCAGCGGCTACGACCGAGGCATCGCAGATTGGTCAATGCGGGATTATTATATTCGTTCAGCCAAGCTCCGGCAGCGCGGCAACCTTGTCATTGCATGGAGACTATGAGACGGCTGCGGCGGCGGGGATAACATTAAGCACTGCAAATGACGATTACGATCTCGTCGCATACTGCGTCCGCGCAGACAACTCGATCCTGCTCTCCCAAGCCCAACTGAACTTCGGCTGATGTTTACTGAACCGGGACAGTTTTTTGTATCAAGCGCAGCCTCGTATGAAATTACGCAGAGTATCCGGTTCAATGACGACGATGCATCGTATCTATATCGAGACAACTCCTCCGCGCAGACAGACACGAAAAAATTCACCTATTCTGTCTGGATCAAACGCTGCGCCATTACCGGGGGAACAAACACGGGTCTCCTGTCTGGCGGGGCTGGAACAACAGCAGGCCGCAGTGATTTCATTTTTACCGCTGGCTCTGCAACCGGCGATAGCTCTAACAACGACGCGCTAAAGTTCGACATATACACGGGCGGTTGGACACAGATCAGGGCAGAGGCAAAGCTGCGTGATCCCGCTGCGTGGTATCATATCGTGCTGGTTTACGACGCCGCGAATTCCACCGCGAATGATACCCTCATCATGTACGCCAACGGATCTCGACTAACTCTCGATTCAACTTCGGGGGTGCCAAACAATCTTTCGCTAATCAACGCCAACGGTCAACGCACACGGGTAGGCGCAGATGCTTCCGGCACCCCGGTCGAGTTCGACGGGTATATGGCTAACATTATGATGATTGACGGACAGGCCCTTGCTCCGACAGCTTTTGCCGAGACGAACGATGATGGGGTGTGGGTGCCAATCGACTGTGCGGGCGCTCTCAACTTTGGAAACAATGGGTTCTTTATTGACGGTCGCGACAGTTCTGACCTTGGAGATGATGAAAGCGGTAACGGAAACGACTTTACCAGCACTGGGCTGGCAGCGGCAGATCAAATGTCTGACTCGCCCACTAACAACCACTGCACGTATAATCCTTTGCGTATTAGAGGAACAAACACGTTAAGCAATGGCAACTTACAGGCTGCGGCTGGAAGTGCAGGCGCATATGTTACTTCAACTTTCGGCGTCAGTTCTGGAAAGTGGTATTGGGAATATACATTCACCGGAACATATAATTTTCCCATTGTGGGGATAATGGATACCACACTCTACGAAGATGCTTATCCCTCTCAACTAGATCGTGCGGTTCTTTATTATTCCTCTAACGGAAATAAATATATCGATAGCACTGGCAGTTCTTATGGGGCCAGTTATGCGGTTAGTGATAAAATCGGCGTTGCCCTGAACCTAGATGATGATGAAATTACTTTTTATAAAAATAATAGTACGCAAGGCGCTATCTCTATTACTAACAGAGAATACACACCGCTAGCGGGTGAAGAAGGTTCTGTAAATGGCGGCATCATTGCGAACTTTGGGCAATCAGATTTTGAGTACACACCGCCGACAGGCTTCAAGGCACTGAATACTTCTAACCTAGATACACCAGTTATCGCAGATTCATCCGCGCATTTTCAGACAACGCTATATACAGGCAACGGCTCAACGCAGTCGATCACCAACGGTGGCAATTCTGATCTGCAACCCGATCTGGTTTGGATCAAGGGACGGGGGCAAGCATATGACCACGCTTTATATGATGCCGTTCGAGGTGCAACAAAAGAAATCAAATCAAACGCCACTGATGCAGAAGCTACAATTTCAAATGGCGTAACAGCGTTTGCGTCTGACGGTTTTGCGCTTGGCGATCGTATCGGCGTCAACGCAGATACCGAACTTTTTGTCGCGTGGCAATGGAAGGAAAGCGCGACGGCTGGCTTCGATATTGTTACGGACACCGGAACCGGGTCGGCGCACACAATTTCACATTCGCTTGGCGTGACGCCGGAATTGATTATGAGAAAAGATCGAACAGCAACCAGCGATCCCGGCTGGGTTGTCTGGCACAAAGACCTGGGCGGTGCGAATTATTATTTGAATTTGCACGACACCGGGGCCAGAGACACTAGCGTTAATTACTGGAACAACACGCTTCCAACATCATCTGTTTTTTCCGTTGGATCTAGCAACGGAACAAACCAAGACACAAAAACATTCGTCACATATTTATTCGCCTCAGTTCCCAGTTTCAGTTCCCTTGGCAGTTACGTTGGAAACGGAAATGCCTCTGGCCCTCATATTTTTACCGGGATGACTCCTGAGTTTCTTATAGTGAAACGTGTCATTGGCGGAACAGGTAACTGGGATATGTTTGATAGGCAGCGTGATCCAATTAACCCGGCAGATGCAGTGCTGGATGCCGATGCGAACAGTGTCGAAGCAAGTTATTCGACCATTGATATCGATTTTTTAAGCAACGGATTTAAGGTTCGTGGAACACAGTCCAATATTAATACCAGTGGTGACACATACATCTATGCGGCTTGGGCTGAGTCGCCATTCAAAACATCGTTAGCGAGGTAAACATGGCATCGGTATTCAAAGTTGACGGCCAGACAATTCGTCCGGGTAAAGCGTGGACAGATGCCAACGGCATCCAGCATCCCGGCGCGTGGAACACATGGCCGGCTGAACAAAAGGAAGAAGCGGGAATTGTCGAGGTTGTTCAGGAAACGCCGCCCGACAGCCGTCTTTACTGGTGGTCTCATAATGATGACGGCAGCATTAACAAAACACCCAGGTCGCTCGACGATGTCGAAGAGAACGGGTCGGTAACGCTTGGGGTAAAGACAACCCTGATAGCACAGGTAAAAGAACAGCAGGGTTCTCTGCTTAGTCAGACTGATTGGGCTGTCGTTCGGAAGGCTGATACTGGCGCTGATGTCCCGGAAAATATTGCAACTTGGCGGTCAGCTATCCGCAGCAAAGCAACGGAGATGGAAACGGCTATCACTAACGCAGCGGATACGGATGCAATGGCTGCGCTGTTCCTGACGTTTGATAAAGACGGGAACAAGTCCGGGATCCTTTATGACTGGCCAAAGTTAGACCGATGAACGAACTCGACATGATTTGGAACGGGATAATGTCGGTTGCGATTGCCTGTTTCGTCTGGTGGATCAAGTCGCAGAAGACAGAGTTCCAGAACGTGTATGACATGATCGGTGACGTAAAGCGCCGCGCTGCGGATCATCGAGAAGAAGTAGCTAAGGTTTATCTGACCAAGGCCGAGGCCGAACAGGATCGGCGTGAGATGTTCCAGCGCTTTGACAAGATCGAGGAGAAACTCGACGCGCTGTTAATAAGGTCAGGCTGATGCCTGATGTCGTCCGATTGTTTCTTCTCATCATTCTGTGGGAGCCGGACGACCGCATAACCCAATCGATATATGAGGTTCCCGTTTGCCCCGAACACGGGATGCTTGCCTCGCAGTTCCGCCCCCGACAGGAAGCCGGGCAGATCAAGTCTTGGGTTGCTTATTGTCTCCCCGCAAATTTTGAATTTCTAAAAGGCAAAAGCATATGATCCCACTTATAGGTCCGATAATTGATCTGGTCGGTTCGCTTGGCGGCAGTTACCTGGAACGCAAGAAAGCTGAAGCCAAAGGCAAAGCGCGAGTAGCAGTAGCCAAAGCCGAGGGAGAAATTGAATGGGATATTGAACAGGCCAAGGCATCAGCCAGTAGCTGGAAGGATGAATGGCTCTGCATCCTGTTCACGATCCCGCTCATTATGTGCTTCATTCCCGGCTGTGAGGATTATGTAACGCGGGGGTTTGTGGTCCTGGACACCATGCCTGAGTGGTATCGGTATTGCCTGGGCGTGATTGTCGCTGCGTCGTTTGGGTTCAGGGGAGCAACCAAATTTATGGGGCGCAAATGATTATGTATCCGATCGAAGAGATAGCCGGCAGTCTCAAGCGTCACGAGGGCTACGCCCAACATGCCTACGTTTGCCCGGCAGGCGCTACCAGCGTGGGGTATGGACGCAATCTGGACCAGAAGCATGGTGGCCTGGGCATTAGCGAGGAAGAGGCGGAGTATTTACTGGCCAATGACATAAAACGCTCGATCGAGGAATGCGAGAGGTTTGGCTGGTGGGCTGACTGTCCGATGGACAAGCGCCAGGTGATAATCGAATTGGCATTTCAGTTGGGCTGGCCGGCGCTGACGGGCTTTAACCAGATGCTTTCTCATATGGCAAAGCAACAATATGACCAGGCGGCGGTCGAATTATTGGATAGTCTGTTTGCCAGGCAAGTGCCGCATCGTTCGGAGGAACTTGCTGAGAGGCTTAGAGCCTGATGCCGGCGCGGTCTTTGTCCGAGAAGGTGATGCGGGAGACACTTGATGCCGTCGAAAAGGCGGACGGCAATATCACCTCGGCAGCGATTGGGTTAGGAGTAAACCGATCGACGTTCGAAGGTCGTTACCGTCGAGCCAGGCAAGTTCTGATGCCCAATGAACCAGCTGATGGCGGGTCAGAGACAGAGGTGTTGCTGCCGGAGTTTCCCGACGAGGACATTGATGTCGAGGAAATTCTGGACCACCTGTCAAAGCGCTGGGAAAAGAAACAGGAACACGAACAGGCAAAACGCTGGTTCGATATAACCGTCAAATCAGACGACATTTTTGGCCTGGCTGTCGTTGGGGATCCGCACTTGGGCAGCCATTGTAACATCCCGCTTTTGAGGCGAGACGTTGAGATAATGTCAACAACGCCCGGCATCCATTGTGTCAATATCGGGGATACCACGAACAACTGGCCCGGCTACGGACGCCTCGCAGCGCTCTATGCAGAAGAGGATATGTCGAGGCCAACCGAACGCAAGCTGGCCAGGTGGTTCCTTGAGGCAGTGCCCTGGATCGTGTGGCTCGAAGGGAATCATGACAACATGGCTGGCGAGCTATCGGTCTACCTGAGATCGCAAAACGTAAAGCAGATCCCGATGTTGGATTGGCAGGCCCGCTTTCGATTGGTCTTTCCAAGCGCAACGGTTCGCGTTGATGCGGCTCATAATCATAAGGGCACCAGCATCTACAACCCGCTACATGGACAGCGTAGAGCCGACTTGTGGGGCGAGGACGCAGACATCTACGTTGCCGGCCATCATCACACCTGGGCCATACAGCAGCACGAGCGCCAGGACAGCGATGGCAGCTGTGTCACCTACGCCAGGGCGAGGGGATATAAGTGGCACGATGAGTACGGCCGCCGGGGCGGATTTCACG